TTAAGATGTCGACGTGGTTGTCGTTGTACTTGAGTCAGTAGTTGATGTCGTATCCGTCGTGGTTGTTGCCACCGTGACGTTATCAATATTGGTTGTTGCCGTGACATCGGTCAGAACTTTATGCGTTGCCGTGACTGCAATATTTCCGGTATACGTTGAGCTAATTTGAATCCCGTATGAGGAATATGTGGGGTTTGACAATGAAACAATTGTTCCCGCGTCCGTTGGCGATATTGTGTAATCGTAATCAAGTGCTGGGGCGTTTGCAAAATTAAACAACGAATACATATCATATGTACTTCCCGCAGTGGCACTCTCGACATCACCAGTCGAGGTAACGGTGATTGCGCTACTAATTATCCCTGCGGTTGTCAGCAGAGAAATAAGGTTATTTAGTTTGTCTGCAATGTTTTTAGTCTGTGTTCTATCAGCAGCTTCGCTGATATCAGTGGCAGCAGTATCTGTATAAGTCGTGGGTAAATTAGCAGTCGACGGCACTATCCCTGGTATTTCTAAAAGTCCTTTAACGCTTGCTAAATTCGCTTGCGTTAATATTGTTTGACCGTATGGGGTGATAAGAATCGCACCACCACCTCTCAGGTTAATAGCTTTATTGCCAGTAATAGTATCAGTGCTATTACTTGAATAATTCCACATGTTAGAACCTCACAATGTTAAATTTCATGGTAATTGATGGCTGTGATTCCTGTCGGGCATAGAAGCCAACACCGGTTGCTGTTACTCCATCATCGGCATACTCTGTTTGAGCGGTAAGTTCCCACGAAGCATCAATGTTCTCATTAAATATCGAGCACGAGTCATTCCCTTTCATATGTACATCAAAGGAACCAAAGCAACCGCTAAAATCACTGGTCATCGTTACGCGGAAAACAGTCCCTTCATTCAGATATTTATCTGTGGTTTGGTCGCTTAAACCAAATACTCTCGTCGCCGTACCGTTGCCGACAGCTAATTGCACAATTGATGCGCCGCCTTCAATCCCCCTGTATCCCATATAGAGCTTAGATGCGATATTAACATAATCACCATTTACGTTAAGGAATGGGATATCACTATATGCCCGGTTAACAAATGAGGCCCATCCATATTGACCATTTCCCGTGTTATATATTGAGACATCCTGAAAAGTTGTTGTCATACCGTCGAACGAGTTAGCATAAACGAGATTACTCGTATACGTCTTACCACCAATATAGCCCGATAGATAAGCCATATTGGCGTTCATACGAGCAAACGGAGCCATCTCATAATCGTGCAGAATATCAAAGTAATTAACATTCCCTATTGATGTATCGTCAGTTGCTGTATTTACTGTATCGAACTTTATTGCCACGCCGTCAACTGTCGTACAGCTTATGGTGTCACCAGCAGTCCAAACAAATGTGCCATCAGTATCAGTATATGCGAGACTGCTTTCCCATGACGATACCACAACATAAAACCATCCTTGCTTTGTATAGTGGAACATGAAATCAAGTTCAGTGGTCCCATTCGTTAATTTAAGCCCCTGCTGACCCCATATGTTACTAATCCCAGTCGTATCTACTAGGCGTATAACAGCTAAATTCTTGCCATTATAGTCCATATTTCCTTTTACTTGGAGATATTGCCCATATGTATGACACATAATTCCGCCATGCGTATTGGCAGCGTTAAATTTGATATCAACATTGCTACCTTCGTTAATCTGCGCGCTCCCGGTAGCACCATTGGTTAAATACACGCCCAATCGATTTTCGGTCCAAAACCCACCAAGAATATCTGTTGAGCCGTTTGGGGAAGTATTATTGCTGAAATTAGTGACAATATTGCAATACATTGCCATACCTATCCATATTCTCGATGACGACATGCCATCCCGAATAGGACTTATCGCGTCCGCCCTTCTATTAACATTACCATCAACCCTATTTATCCAAATGTCTATTCCGTTAATATTTCCGCTGCCGACACCTGCCTGAATCATTGCCGTGCCTCCAAAAAGCGAATTACTAATAGGCCAGGAATCAGATGCATAAAGCTCATTGATATAAAGTTTAAAACCTGTAAGAGGGAACCCGACAAGTAAAATCGGGTTGGAAATTGTATATTTCCCATTCCCCCTTACCTCACCGATGCTATTAGTACTTGCGTACGCGATTGCAGCATTGAATGCTGGTGAATAATCCATTGCATCTGTAACTAAATCAGAAAAATCTTCGACATTGATAAAACTGTTGAGTTTGTTCCCAGCAGTTTTCGTTGGGTAACTATTACTAAGTGCATATCCAACCACCCCGCTACCAGGTGTTTTAGATAAATTTTCACCAAAGCTATAGTTTTGCGCTGTCAGCTCTGAAATATACTCATAATTCCCGACTCCGTACTCATAATATTCTTTTGCAGTTGCAGCATCATAGGAAATATTAGTCCACGTTCCATCTGAATTGTAAGAGTAGACTTGGTCATCTATGCCGTTTTTATACATATCACCGACCGCAATCGCACTGCCATCGTTTCGCGTTGTTGGTGCTGCGTCTAACGTACCAATGAACCAGGATGAAAGCTGAGTTGAATAGGAATAATACTGCTGCGCCGAATAAGAGTATGACTCTGAATTATTCGAATAAGCTAACGCATTTGCGGCTGCTTCAGCGGCTGCGGCAGAATAATCACTATTACCCTGCGAGTATAATTTTGCAGTTGCAGCTGCTACCTTTGCTTCCTCTGAATAGCGCTGCGCTTTAATGACATCATTTGAGGCCATTCATTTTCTCCGGGCGAAAAAAAACCGCCGAAGCGGGTTCTTTATTTGAATTTTATATTGGTGGAGTTAATCTAATTTGCTAGATGGTTACTCTGCTGGCACAGTAGGCCATTCAATATTGGGTGCGGTCGTCACATTCACAGACTTAAGCGCCTTGATGTAGGTTATCCACTCAACCAACTTTTCCTTATCACTGTCGTTAATCGTCCCCAGTAGCAACTCAGTTTGCCAGATGGATATGGTGCTATTCGCCGAGGCTAAAAGTTTGCTTTGGGTTTTGGATGCCTGTTCCTGCAATTCCGCGCTGGTATAGCTGCGTGCGACTACATTCTCCCCGTCAAATACCCATTCTCCCAGGCTGTCGTTGTCTATGCCTTCAGGAAGCTCATCAACCTCAACCACGCTCAGCCCCGCAGGGTAAAGTCTTGATGGGTCTGTAGCGATAGCGCAGATCACCCCGCTCGACTCGACGATTGCAAGTGCATATTTCTTGGTGAATTTTGCCAGTGACTTAAACCAGTCTTCTCCAGCTTCATCTTTGAAATACTGAATTCCATCCCCCATATGCAGTTCTTCAGGGCTATATCGCTGTAAATTGGTCAGTTTCATAATTATCCTGCTATTGTCGCCCAGACACCATTACGGTAAATCTGGATTGGAGCGTATTGCGCATTAACATCGTTATCGCTGTCGCCGGAGGCACTTGTCGCTACACAACCAGTAGGTGTGGTGACCATAGAGGAAACGTGCGAGATGGTAACTCGCGTCCCCAGTTGCACGTTACTTACACAGGCTGCTAGTGCATTATTGAGATAATCGGAAAGGTATCCTCCCCACAAACTGCCTTTGACGTTTCCATCATTTTGGTAAACAGCTGTCCCCGCATATAAGTACCTCGGGATTTTTAGATCACCATTATTGAAGAACTCATAGTAAACGTCGTTCGAATTGTCATGTACATGTATTCCGTGCCTTGAGCCATTCGCGTCGTTGTACCAATAAGTGTCTGAAAACTGATTCGTGTTTGCAAACAAGCGATACCCATTAAGAGTATACGTAATACTTGATCCGGAGCCGGAACTGACAACGCCAGTCGCAGTAAACCCTATACCTGTAGAGGTCGAAGTGAATCCAAGGGTATTAGATACTGCCCCTGTGAGCTCCCCGCCACTAGTTGATAACGCGCCAACATCTGTAGCCGTTAGTGAGTCTTTCGTCGCGAGTTTGCCGGAGAGTAGATACACCCCTATCCCATCGCAGTAAATCTCATAGGAGTATCCGGTCGCGATTGCAGGCGCTACGCTGCCGCCAGTGGTGCTCAGAATTACGTTAAAGGAACCGGTGCAGTTATTTACGATTCGCCATCTTTTTTGCCATTTGGGAAGATAGAGATAAACGTTAGCAGTAAGCGTGCCCTTCAGCACGATAATGGGCTTGGCCGCGTCAAGGCAATTCATCGTCACACTCACAGATGCCAGACTTACTGATGCCAGCCCATAAAAATCGAGCGGCACCCAGCCGGTGACGCTGGCCGCTGTACCCTCCGGGTTCGTGCCGTTAGCATCTGTGGTGTTAAGCCAATATCCGGTCAGGTCTGATGAAGGCACTACAGCCCCTTTCGGATAGCCCCCAATACCGTTTGAAAACGCAGCATCAAACGGATAGCCGCCCCCGGCGTCATGCCACTGTAGTTTGTTCGTCACGTCATACAGCACGCCGTTAACATCCAGCCCTGATGGCGGGATACCACCTGAGGCGATCGCCGTCCTGGTGAGTGGTGGGAAGCCGACATCATAAGTTGCCTGGCCGTCGGCCAGCGACGCCGTGGTTGATGTATCGGCGATATCGTTACGATCGCCGCTATGGGCAAATGCATTTGGCAAACGGTCCGGGATTCCTGAACTTTTCATTATGTTGTCTCGAAGATGTAAGAAACCACGCAGCCCGCTGGGCGCGGCAGGATATTGCCGTTCTGGATGATTGCTAGGTCTGTGGTGTTAGGCGTGAAATCAAACCGATATGACATAGCCCTTGGGCCATCGTGCTGCACCCAGGCATTACCGGAGCTGCTGAACATATACATCAGCATCGCGTTCATTTTCGGTACCGTGCAATCAGTGATATTCATCATGGCTTTCATCATGATGGCTTTTCGGTAGTAGTCATCTGAGAGCACTACGCGCCCAGTGGCGCTCATGGTCGGGTCATAAAACGGATAGGTATTGAATGGCTGCGGATCCGTGGTGGTCGTTACCTCGAGCTGCGCCTCGCGAAACCCAAAATAGAGATTGGTGTCGCTGTATTCCATTGTGCGGCTCAGGTTGACGATCTTGCCCCATATATCCAGCCCGTAGGTATTAGCCGTGCTGACATCCCAGATATTCGTGTAGAAGTCGTCGATAAATTCAGATGGGCTTACGGCCTGCCAGAGCAGGTTAGCCATATTGACGATCCCGGAGGAGTTGGAATATTGCCTGAGGATGACAGCACTGACATCGAAATCAGTGAATCCTGTCGCCATAGGTTAGCTGCTCAGTGTTACCGTGATGTTTGCCGAACTCAGTGACGGTATTTCGTCAACGCCGAATTCAAGGCTCGTTGAAAAGGTCGTGTTGTCGGTGGATAGCTCAATGCTGAGGATATTAACGTTTTGTTGATCGATATCCTGCACGCCGCCATAGTAACGCCCGGCGTAAATCGTGGAGCCGATCCGCGCGCGCGTTCCACCGTCCTCCCCGCTGAATGCGTCCATTACCACCGTTTGCACTGAAGCTGTCAGGTCCTGCGGCAGATAATCGCTGTTCTCAAGCGTCACCTTTACGTAGATGGTTTTTACCGTCGGCACTGTCCAGTAATAAGTGTACTCCGGGTAGTTCGAGGTGTAGTTGGTATCATCGACCATCGTGTAAGACGTTTCGCCTGCTGTCGAGCACTGTGTCGCACATCCTGGGTTCAGCTTGTTGTAAAACGCTGCGGCAATATCCGCCGCCTCGCCGCCGTACACCGCAACATAGGCGCTACCCACTGGGATTTCCACGGCGGTAGAGCCTTCGGACAGCGTGGTCGTGGTGTTATTGGACTTCACATAAACGTCAGTGACCCCGGATAAACCCAGCAGCGTGGCGTACAGCGCCTCAATGGTGTTTTTGCTGTTGGCAGTAACCATCTGGCGGCGACGCCACTCGAAGTTATTCCGGGACTCTTCATCAGACCCAAGCACACCTGCGGCGGCGTTGGTGATGCCAGACCAGCCAGAGAAAGCCTGATAAATCTTGGTCAGCGTTCCCGCTGCGCACTCTATAGGACCGGTGGTCGTGTTGATGAAAGTGATCGACGCAGTACCGTCGCTGCCAATTGTGGCCGACGCCGTCGAATAATAGATATAGCCGCTTGTGTCCTGGGCGTACACACCTGCGGGAATAATGGTTCCCACCAGGCCGGTGCAAGTCGCGGTGACGGTTGTGCCGGTGGCGGCATTACGGTCAATAAAATAAATCTGCCCTATCGCATCCTGAAATCGCCCGCTGGCGAAATCAGGATTCACGTTATTTGCGAAGGCCAGTAGCTGATCGTTCTTGTCGCCGACCACGGCCGTCTCGACCATCGCCATCTGGCCCTGTGGCGTCGTTAAATCGGTACTGGCGTCGCTGCCGTAGGCCGTCTGTGCGTCGGTCAACGCACCGGTAAGCACGTCGATTAAATCGGGCGCAGTAATGCCCTCAGTGCTGAACGTCATTGACGGCACTGCTGTTGAAACTGTAGCGGTAGTGGTCATGATAGCCTCAGAGGACTAATTGAGAGGATGTTCCGTTGGTGTCAGTAATGATGATATAACCGGTGGTGTTGCGCGTTCTGCGGTCAGGAACGAGCGTTACTGTGGCACTCTGAACGTAATTTAAGCGCGTGGCCTGCTTCTGGAGCCAGTAGGATAACAGCGTGGTAGTCACTGGCCGCCCGAGTAGCGTATCGAAGTAAGGAATACCGAGCGTGGTATCGTAGACCACTTCGCCCAATACCGTCTTACACGCACAAGCAACGTCCTGGGCGACGGCATACGGATTGGTTACCGTCTTGAGAGCACCGTTACCATCGAGCACCACATCCCATGTATCGGGGTCGAGGTATAGTGATCGTGTTTGCATGATTTTCCTGAAATTTAGACATAAAAAAACCCGCTTTAGCAGGCTTTATAAAATTAGCTTTTGGTCTGTGACACTATGAAGTAATGATAATGCTAAGAATATCCATTGGGTGAGGAGAGGCAGAAAGAAAATAAACGTCTCCATCGTCTCGAAGTTGATAATGCAACATCCAATCGGATACTAAATCTTGCTTATTTGAAATCTTATATCCATCAATAGGATATTTTCCAGCAACATCGTAGAACCCTGCATGTATATGCCAAAGATTATGCTCTATGGCATAATCAAATTTTTCTTGATAATCAGGGAGTTTCTGATTTATATCGTCAGACTTCTTATTACGAACAAGAAGAACTGATGAACTAATTGTATAGTTACAAAGCCCTTGATGTTTCTGCTCCAAAGCCTTCTTAATTATATTTCGAACTTTATTTTTTTCGGCCTTGCTAAAGTAGCTGATTTTTTTGAAGAAGTGTTCAGAGCCAAGATATATCATTTGAATTGCTCTAGCCAAGTGTCAAACAAATCGATATCTTCAATGACGTCCTTTGGTATTTCTACGCTTGCAGATTTCATTGCAGCCTGGATTTCGTCCAAGTCATAATCAAAGAGCGGATCGACCGCCATAGCAATCGTTTTTGTAGCCCCAAAACTTATTGACATATGACGATTGACTTCCATAGAAACTGGCCTCCTAGAGAAAATCTTACGAATGTCCTCTTCGTTATTGTTACTAAGCACTGTTGTGGCGTTTTTTTCAATTAGCTCTGAGGGGCTAATTAATTTCACTCCATCATAAAATGCAGTAACATTACTAAATGCCATCATAGAAATCCTCCTTATAAACCTTACTTTTTAGCATGCATAACCGAAATTAATGGCGATATGTTCATTGCATAGATTGGATTTCCTTTGTCATCAATCTTATTTGCAAGTTTATAAACATTTAAGATGGTCGTCTTAACTCTGATACGCATACCATCCTGCATGAGAAATTCACTCCATTTCTCAGTGGACTCTTCAACATAAACTGTTTCAGCTGTGCGCAAGTCCTCTTCTGTTGCAACGTAATTATGAGGCACTACTTCTGGCTCTGACATTCTCATACCTATTAAGATAATTTTTTCCACACCCAGCATCGTAAAAATTAGCTGGAAAGTTCTGACATCCTGTCAACTTTCACTAAAGTCTAAGCCTCTGTCGAAAAGTTATCAACTTCTGAGTATGCAGTTTTGCATAAAATGCATGCCGAATTCTTCCCAGAAAAATCAGTTTCTGATAAGTTTGATGAAAAGCAAAAACTTAACCTCACCCAATGCGGACCGCATAAACTTACGGAAAGTATAGAAATTTTTATCGAACAGTTAGTTCTCTGGCCGCGCTCTTAATGCATCCCTCCACACTTTGACTTATCACAGTCGCGGCTTTAACAACTATAGTCAACCCAACTTCACTCTCATGATACGCAGTTGCAATGATGAGGGTTGGCTCTTTCCTGAGCACAAAAAGCCCACCTGAGTGGGCTTAATCGCTTACTTGAACATAGACAGGTATTTACCGGGGTCATCGTGGCAACCATGAATGAACTCGTTCACATGCGCCCCCCAGCTTGATGAGAAATCCCTTGCTTCCTCCTGGTGTGTCTTATAGTAATTCAATGCATTGAAATAAATTTTCGGACTCAGCCCCGCTCCCTTTAAGTTCTCTTCAGCTGATTCTACCGTCCAAGGTTCCCCAGTATGTGAAGCGTTAGCCGCAGCCGCAAAAACCGCGCCGAACAACCCTCCACAGACACCCCACATCGGATCAGTGTCAGCAAATACTGTACTGGAAAAGAGGGACAGGGCTAAAACAAGGGATATTTTCTTCATTATCAATAACTCCATGCGTGTAGTTATTGATAAGGCTGCATTTTAGTCACTGCAACATCAAGCAAATTATTGGGGTTTAGCAGTATTAAACCCACCGCTTTCAACGCCACCATGAACGTGGGATGACAGCTTGATGCCGTTGCCGGTCACCTCACCCGAGGCGGTAATGGTGCCGGTGGTGGTCACCTCGCCGTCGATATTTACCCCATTCGGTGCCACGATATTAATGCCCGAACCGGTGAACTCGATATACTCTGTCGGCTCACCGTTTAACAGGGCGACGCCGCCGAGATAGATGCCAAACTGCCGGGAATGCTGCTGGCCGGTCGATGCGGTGGCGGCACTCTTGCCTGCGAGCACGCCGGTGGTATTCTCATCGCAGATCAGCATCAACCCCATGTCCCCCACCTTTGGGTTGATAACGATGGCGCTCCCCCCCATCTGTAGGCGAAAATATGGGATATCAGAAACTGGCTGCACATCGATCGGCACACCTGATGCAGCCACCGGGATAATCAGGGGTTTAACCTTGCAGGTTTTGGCCTCGGCATCCACTTCCTCTACCGTAACCAGCTCAATAAATTTGCTTTCGCTCATTAACTTCCTAAACATAAATGCTAACGCATTTGCATCAGAAGATGAGTTATGTGCCATCATGGTTGTCTCAACTGCCATTTGCCACCCCATTTTTTGGTGTTAACAATAGCGTTGAGAAGAAAGGTCCATTATCCACCCAGGAGGATATCTGGTGTGATGATTGAGCGTTAATGACATATTCACCAGACGCGTTAGGGACTGAAGTCGAGAGGTCTACCGCCTTTCCAAGTTCATATTTTGGGTTATATATTGCCGAGCAAAACAATCCAAATTCCATGAACGTTGGGTAACCAATCATGCCCGTATCGGGCGATAACGATATAATCCCATCATCGATAGCAACTCCTTCCTGATAGGCGTTAACAGTGGAATACCCCCAGGTGATAAAAATCCTGTTTGGACTGACCGCATCGCCAATCTTTTGAAGTTGGGAGGCTGCGCTCCCGCTTAAGCATATGCCATCAAAATCGAAGGATACGTTGCACACCCCTACTGACATTCCCACCTTCTGCGCCACTGTGGAAAGCACAGTTTTTAAGGATACTTTCCCCTGAATATTGGTGTCAGTGATAGGATCATTGAAAGTTGTAGGCTGCGCAAATACCTGTACTTGCAGAGGAACATCTGGAGCCTGGTTATAATCTGGCCTAGCCCAGAAGATAATCCCTTCGAAGAACAAAGTGCCATCTACTTTGAGCCTTATGGTTGTACCTGGCCGACTGTTAAACCTAAACCCACTACCCGAGATGATCGCCATCTGCGATTCACTCAGCCCGTAGATGCTCGCATCCATCGTATAGCCGCTCATCCCGGCATTTATATTTTGCGATGCAATTACCTTAGCGTCAGAGATATGCAGCGTATTGCCGTTTGCATCAGAGGTGAATGATCCACCCGTCAGGCTGATGGTGACGTCAATTTTTCTGGTTTTATAGGTCATGCTGCGGCGCTCTCCAGCTCTGAATTGGTAATGTAGTAAAGTTGGTACCGGCCGCCCAGCTCAGACCATTCAGGATCATCTGAACCCTGGGTATCGATAAAAAATAGGTCCCCCAGAAAACCGCTCTTGGCTCGCAGGTAGTCATAGCGAACTATTCGATTGGCATTGAGGCACAGAACGCCCAGGCACACAGCGATATCTCCGACCCACAGGTCCATATACAGCCCGGTAGAGTGCTGGTGAACATGCATCGTACAGGTCACGCCATCCAGCACGATATTGAACTGCTGCGACATTTCCGCCGCCAAAGTGATCACTTGCATCACATCACCCAATTTTTTAGAAGCGAGTTAACACCCGAAACGATCTGATTACCCGCTTGGGTTGTGGCAGACTCCCAGGCCGTCGAAACACTCGTGGCAGCACTGCTTATTTCAGTGGTAACTACGTCGGCGGCCTCTCCCAATACTGTAGAAAGACTGGCTTTTCCACTGCTGACCGCGTTGGTCACATCTTTCAGAGTTGCGTTTACAACTGAGCTTTGTGTTTTTACGGTCGTCATGGCAACGCCGCCAGATGTTTTATCGTTGCTACTGACGGTCGAGTCCTCACTGATGCTGATCACCTCCTGAAAATAGGCATTAACAATCATCAGTGTTACGCCCCGTCCTTCCTTCATCTGGTAGTCGTAGTGGACCAGGTCACATGAGCCGAAAGTGGTGTCGGGGGTTTCAATCGTGTAAGTGTTCGCGCTGGCGATCATCATATCGAGGAGGTTGATCAGCTTTTCGCGCGAAAGTGTTGTCAGGTTGGTGAGATTCGGTATTGCCCCGCTGTATCCTGTCCAGCCCTCGAGGGTGAAGGTTAAACGGATGTCACCCGGACGCCGCACCTTGTTATAGCTGGTGAAGCTGCCTTTTTGGATCGGCGCGTTCGATACCGCAGCATCGGAGGACCGCTCGAACCCTACCCAAGACGTAGGAGTGAAAACCTCCGTATTGGCTGTGAAGGATGCTTTAAAGCTCGAATTGCTATCCACTGTGGCGACGGTGATGCTGTATCCAGGCTTTAGCACGCTGGAAAGTATGCTCGTGAGACTACCGCCCTGCACAGCGCTGAGTATCGTCGTTTCGTTGAGATTTAACGCCACTTTATTGTCCTGAGCTGTAAGGGATGATGGTTCCTGCAGAACGCTTCTGAATGTCCATTGCCAACGCTGGCCCCGTTGTCGCGCCGGTGGTCATGCTTCCAATGCTGATATGCGTCGTCGTGGTATTGGTATCGCCACCACGATGATTAACCACTGAATTGCGCTGAGCGGCCATATGAGAGCCTGGTGATGGCATGCCTGCAATTACCTTGGGGACATAAGCAGAAGTTTCACCAGGGAGCGCTGATAGGCCGTATTTATCGACGTTACCAATCCCCCAGTTATAGGCGGCCAGTGTTTTCTGTAAGTTGCCGTGATAGTGCTTAAGGAGCTGTGAAAGATATTTAGCGGCGGCCTGCGCCGACTTCGGCGGATCAAAAACATCATTCCCTGATAGGCCAAAATCTTTCGCGGTACCGTCCACAAATTGGAACAGGCCTTTTGCGCCTGCGGCGGATTGAGCAAATTGATTACCGCCTGATTCTGTAGTGGCTACGGAGTTGAGCAGCCCGGCGGGTAGACCATATTGCGCCTCAAGTTGCCCAAACTGGCCGGACATAAAGGCCAATAGTTCTTTACCCTTGCCAACGGCTCTAGCCGCCTGCGCATGTTGCAAAGGAAAAGGCACATTGGCATATGCGCCTGACGCCCCCTCTCCCTCAGGTAGTACGCCCGCATTTCCTGCGTGCAAAGTCGGCAAAGCATCATAAATCGCTTTTGCGAATGCTCCCCAGGTTTGCGCCGTCCTGATCTTCTGAAACGACTCATTATTGCCAAACGCGTAGTTTAATACCTTATCGATCACTGGTTCAGAAACAGCAGCGACCGTACCCGTCACTCCCAGTTTGCCGACTACTCCCCCCGCACCACCTAAAGACCCCAGCCCCATTAGCCCCCTGACTGCGCCAGTAAACTGGATCACCCATGAGGCAACTTTGAGACCGATTAATATCTCAATGGCGTTCTTCCAGCCGCCGACTGCATCGACGCCTTTATTGGCCCAGTCAACAACATCTCCAATGGCTTTCTGGATTTTACTTAAAGCCGCTTGTACCTCTTTAGGATGCTGGTTTATCCATTCTGCCCACTGGTTTAAGTAGCCAATCAGTTTTTCTGCATAGGGTATAAGCGCCACATAAAGCGTGTTTTTCATCGCTGTGAACTGAGCATTCAGATCGGTCATTGCATCGTTAAGTTGCTTTGCCTCTCTCTGTTCATCGGGCGACATATTTGAAATTTGCGTGTATCGCCTGACTGCGGGTAAAAACTCACCGCTTTGGTTGCTTTGTATTTCCGCAGCATCAAGTCCTAACATCGAACCGTATTGATACTGGTCAGCCTTATTCAGCCCGCGCATACGGGACATAAGGAGCTTCATAACATCACCAGCGTTATGAGCAGACATTACCTGAGAAGACACACCTAAGCGTGCGGCCACCTGGTACACAGAACCGCTGTAATCATGGAGGCTATTCCCCGTGTTTAGCTGCTGCTGCACACTGCCCAGCGCACCGGTAATAGACTGTGCCGTTGAGCCAGCCCTTATAGCGGCTTTTTGCCATCCATCCAGCTCTTTAGCCGACATCCCCAACGCTTTGGACTGGATCGAAAGCTGCATAACGCCTTTCGTCATGCTGGTGACAAAGCCGACCGCGCCGCCGATTGAGAGGCTAATCCCCGCGAATGCCAGTAATTCCGTTTTTAAGCCGGCGAAAATGTTTTGCGTCTTCTTGGCCGTGTCCTGAAGCCCTTTTTGCATCTTCGAAGATGAAGAACCAAGCTTCTTTTGCGACTCTGAGGTTCGCTTTGTGGTGTCGTCAAAAGAAGTGACCAGAAGAGCAAGGTTCTTTTGAATGGACTGAACCATTGGCAGCACGGCTTTTTGAAAGTCATTCAGCTGATCAGCATCGACGCCGATACTGATATAAAATTCTTCTAAGGTGCTGGCATCCATTAATCACCGCCGCTCAATATCTGTGTGTTGTGGCTGTCTACCGAGGCTATTTCCAATAGGTCATAGACGTCTTCTAGGCTATAAACCGTCTGACATTCGTACAGCGTCGCCAGCTTGGAGGAAACCACCGAAGCGATAGTGACCGACACGTTGGTGTACTCGATCAGCTTTTTGGTCGGCGGAGCCTGGAGGGGAGTTTCTACTCTGCGGCGTCGGTAAAAAAATCGATGTTGATTTTGATAGCCTCGGCACGAATTTTAGAGATTGAAGAAAGCTCCTCAATATCATCTTCCTCGATCGCACGCGTAACGGTTGGATCAGACGGGCTTGGCATGATTTGCACCTGAGCCATTAGTTCGGCCTGCAAGACCTCTGAAACCGCTGGGTCAGCTTTAATCAGCATATCCATGAACATGGCTTCGACGGCTTTCGAGGCGTTATCTTTGTCTACGGAGGTATTTTCTTCATTGCCCTTACCGGCAGCAGCAAAGAGAATTTGTGCCATAGCTGCCGCGCTACCGATCTGGCTGAGTTCAGCCCCCTTACCACTACCGTAAACGCCATTCAGCAGCCGAAGCGACCAACGGTCTATCTGCGCCGCTGACATTTCGGTGATGATGAAACGCTTACCCTTATCGCGTCCCTTGTTGAGCGAGACTGTTTTTTGCTTACGAGCCATTTAATTTTTGTCCTTATTAGGCTGAGTATTCGCTTGGGATAACAGTTTCCCAGCGGATCAAAGCAGTGATGGGCTGGACAGTCTTACCGGCCCCGGCCATAACCTGGCAGTTAACCAACACACCATTGGTGCAGGTGTACTTTTTGCCGTGAGTTGGGAAGATGATCGTGGCATTGCAGCGGAACACTGCGATGCTGGTCCGGCTGGTAGTAGACCAGGTCTGGAATTTGGTATAGGTCGGACTGTCCGGCATGATGTGCCATGTCTGATCCACCGCAGCCATGATTGCGCCAGCAGAGAGCTTGCCATCGACGCCAATAACGGTTTCGGCCAGCTCAAGTGAGTTGGCATCGAAAATGTTATCTGCGGAAAAGCCCTGTAGCTGGAACCCGGACGGGTAAAGGTTGGTGACGGTCATTGTGGCAACGACGTCAGCTGATGTAATTATTCCGCTCATTACTGAACCTCGTTGCTGTTAATGGTCAGCGACTGGATCATGCCGCCGTCGGTGTACCAGAAGTAGATGACCACGTTGTCGCGGTCCATGCGCTGCGTCGCCGTGCTGCTGGCGATGTACATGTAATAGCCCTGGTTAGAAAGGGTCGAGCTGACGTCTACGCCTACGATGGACTTAATCGCGAGGAGCTGGCTCGCGTCGAGGGGCATGCCAGTAGAGAAGCCGCCCCAGGCCTTAAACTGCGCGATAACTTCAGCGCACCAGGACTCGATGGTCGCGGTGCCGGAGGTGTTATAAGGCAGATAGGTTTTATCCAGGAAGCCGGTTAGCACCGCGCTTTGCAGATTGGCATTAAGCCAGATTTGCCCGAGATAGGCATCGGCCCAGAGGAATTTTCCCGTGATGCTGCCCGGTGACCAATATTTCTCGGCAATGTTATTCGCCGCGTATTGGCCGTAGAAGTTGTAGCCGTTCGCTTTTAGCGCGGTCCATTCAGCATCGGTTGATGCCTGGGCCAGTAGACCATCGAGTTGGGTATACTTCAGCGAGTTGCGACCGTTCTGCTGGTTGAAGTTAAACGCCGCTGCCCAGCCCATTACGCTCGCTGCGTGAGATTGGTCGCCATAGACCGGGATCACCCCGCCGTAGCTGTAAACCTCGTCAATCTGGTAAGTCATCGTCTCAGTGCTGCCAGATACGATTTCGGTGCCGTCATTGGACCAGCCAATATAGGCATACCGGTTGTTCTGATTCGATTCCCATTCTGCAAAAAGCAAATGCTGGCCGACCGAACACTCAAAAGCAGTAGAGAGCGTGGCCCAATCGCCCGTAGCGCCGACCAGCGCCGTAAGGTTAGCCGATGGGTCAGTAATGGCATCCGCGCCCTGTGAGACCAATGCGCCGGTAGCAGAGGTCAGCAGCAGCGATGCTGCCAGATCGCCAGAAGCGTAGGTTATTGCCGAGTTCTCGCCGGTCGTCGCCGAGGCGATGATAAAGGCTTTCACGTTCGTGTCGTAGGTTACGGTCACGGTATTACCCAGTGCGGTCTCAATCGTGGTGGCCGCTTGAGCGAAACTGGTCACCGAGGCGAAGTCGATAACTCCCGAAATCGGTGCGCCATTATCCACGGTCAGGGTTAGCGAGCCGGAAAGAAGTTTGAGCTGTGCCACGGTCAGAGCGAACTCGCCGGAACGCAGCCAGGCGGACGCCGCAGCAGTGTTGTACCCCCAAAAATGCAGGGTGCCTGGCAGAGAAGTAGCGTTGCTGTAGCCGGAGAAATACACCTCGGCCATGGAATACTCAGTCGATGCGGTACCGAAATAACTTCCCACATCGGTATCACTGGTAAACGTCAGCAGCGTGCCCAGCGGCGCATATGCGCTGTTTGTCAGGATAACCCCATTCAGATCGAGTGCATTGCCTGCTGCGGCCAGCACGCCTGGGGTTATCTGGATATCTTTATTCAGGGAGATAGACATTTATTGTCTCCAGAAACGAAAAAACTCGCCGTAGCGAGCCATATTGATCGGGATAGTTATTGCGACATTTCGTAGGAGTAGGTTTCTACGTCGTCCTGGGTGAAGAAATACTGAGGAAGCGTTACCGCCTTATCGATGCCCAAGGTTGCCTCTAAAGTCCACCGGTCTTCATACCCTGATTCAGAGTTGATGAATGCTGTTTGCCGGGGGTCGCCTCCTGATATGGGGGCTATTGAGTCGCTGAAGGATTTAAAAGCCCTGCACGCCCACTCCGAACGGAATGCGGTCGATATCAACGACGCCAGCGACTGGGCCTCACTTCCGAAGCAATCCAACTGCACGCGCCAGAATGCCGTTCGCTGCTGAATTTCGCTCCCCGGATCGCCAGCCTCATTCGCGTAGCTGATTCGGTTGGTAGATTTCACATCCTCACCAAGCGAAGTCATCGTGATGAAATTGCCTGTAGGCAGTGCCACTTTGTTTTGCTGGCTCTGGAGCACCGGCACATCGACGAGAAGCAGGAGAAATTTACGCAGTGCGGTGAACATATCCGATTGCGAGAGCGAGTTGCTTACGTTGTTTGCAAACATAGCACTACCCTTGTCCAGTTCGGCCAGTTCTCCGGTACAGCGACAACCAGCCAGGTATCATCCCCGATCACGAATATGTCGCCGCCTTCATCCTTTTTCCGGTTCAATCCGCACCAGTTTCCGTTCGTGTGAACACTGGCAAAGATGCCCTCGAGGTTAAGATTGTCGATGTGCTGAAGGTCTCTTTGTGAAACAGCCTGCTTCTGCACATCCATCGTCACCGGTTCAGCGTAACTTGGTGTCATCGAGCCATCGTCTGCTGTCGTGTTACCGGCCGATTTATAAATCTGCGCCGACACGTTTGGGTTAACGCTCTGAGTAGCGCTGTTGACTATAGCCCTGAGGTTCATTCGATAATCTCGTAATCAATGGCGCGCTGATATGCGCCGGTATCAACCATGGGCTTTTCAGGCTCTGCCCTTCCCTTTTTGGTTTTCTCAGCAATGGTGACCGGCGCAAGCGGGGCAAACTCTCCAGCTTCGATAGTGGCCTGAATATCAGAAACCATCACACTGCCCAGTAACTGCAAGGCAGCCTTCACTGACTCGCCAGAAATGGGCTTGAGCGCAAGCTGATATGACAGGCCGTCACCCCAGCTATCTGACTTCGCGGCGATCGTGTTGCGAAATGCTGGGCGCGGGAGGACGAAATATTTCCCGCCCCGCACCATGTGACCAAACTCATTCGCGGCAGCATATGGCGCAATCTTCTCCCCCGTCTCCGGGTTGGTGGCGCCGTCGAGAACGCCAACTTTCATGCTGATGTTTTTGACCGTGTTGATCCGCGCTATGGCTGCCTGGAGCTTTCCGCCAACCTTCAAAGATGACCCCTTACCCATGCGAACCTCTTACCCAAAGGGGTGAATGTATTTCTTCGCTACGTAACGGCCACCAACGACGTATTTGCGTGTGGCCTGCCAGTACATGCTTCCGCAAGGGGTTTGCTTGAACCATGAGGCGTTCGTGGCGTCAGGTACCGAGAACGACACGCTGACAGAGCCTTCCGATGCGCCAGCGATTGGCCCGGCCTGGCCGTCGCCCCAAAGCGCCATCGTCGCAATATGGCAAGTCAGCAGGTAAAGAATGGTCTTGCGGTCGTTAACGCCGGTCACCGGGTCATATTTGATGATCGAGACGTCGGAGTTATCAACCAGCAGGCATGCCACGTCAAACGCCTGCTGGAGCTGATCAGCGGTGAGCGTGCCAGCGAATCGAGGGTACTTCGCCGTAAACTCAGTGGAGTCAAACGTGACGATAGCCATTATTCTTTAACCGCTTCTGCTTTTGTGATTGTCGTTTCGGTATCGACAGGTTCACGGCCATGACGTTTTTCGATCCGTTCACGGGCCATATCCTCAGCACTTGCAAAGTCATCGGCTGCGATAATCAGTTCGTTACGGAACAGCTTGGTTTTCCCGTGTTCTTTGACCAGGGCTTCCCAATCAGCAGCCGGAATTTCAGTTTTTCCGTACAGTCCAACAGGAATTTTACCTTTGTCCAAACCAATCAGCGATGTAGCATTACCGTTGACTTTAATGACCTTCCCATTGCTGAGGCTGAACTCAATCCCGTGAGGATTGTTCATTCGGACATGCTTAATTTTTTCTGCGGCCATGATTTTCTCTTCTGAAAATAAAAAGGCCCCCTGAGGAGCCTTTAAGAATGTGTAAACCTGATGATTGAGTTAAACACCAACCATCTGGGCATAAGCAAACGGAATCTTGATGATGCCGCCGTAAGTAGTTGCCGTGAATTTCTGTGCGAAACTCGACAGCCCCGGAACGATGCGGCCAGCGCGCAGTTTTGCGCCATAGCCCAGCAAGCCCGTCTGCATGCCTGCCACTTTTGGCGCAAACATGAACATCGTCTCGCCTGCATCGCCAGAAAGCTGCGGGAGAACAACAATAGTAAGATTGGTGAAATACTTATGCAGCATATCCAGAACGGATACGTTGAAATCTGTCGCACCGCCGAACTGAACGCTGGTATCAGGAGAGACAGCCAGCTTAAGTTCGTCTTTGTTGGTGATGATACCGTTGGATTGCTTCACCAGGCGCTGGAATAGTGCCAGCACATCGTTATAACGCTGCTGAGTATTCTTATCCACCCACTCAGTCACAGGGGAACCATTCACTGTGACCGGAATTGGAGAGATAGCAGCCAGAAGGTTTGGATCGTTCAGCGCGCCGTAAATTTCCAGACCTTCAACACCCAGCAGATAGAATTTGTTGGCATCGATATCGATGGTCGTGGCTGCGGAACGTTGCTTTTCAGCGGCCAGATTGATTTTCGCAACAGACGACGTCTCCACTTCCAGATCACCGTAATCGATCACGGTACTAAAGCGATACTGTTCGCGTGTCAGCCAGTTAACGTTCACACCTGACCGGCCAGACTGCCCAAAGTCAGAATACGGGGAAGTGGTACCGGTAATTTCGTTGGTGCGCCACTTCATATAGGCGGTGGTCCAGTCGCCTTTTTGCTCTTCGCTTAAAAGCTCACGCGAGTTACGAGGCGCGGTCAGGATATCGATTACTTCGGGGTCGATATAAGCGGTAAATTCAGCCGGTACGGTGGCGTTGGCACTGGTGATTAACGCGGCATCCTGCGCCATTTTTGGCATGTTTGCATGATCAATCCACATGCGAGCGCCAGGGAAATTAAAGCCGTATTTAGCGGCCTGGTTAAAGGATAATGGCATTCTATCTCTCCAATCTACAGACGCGGGAAATCCTCGCCAGTTAAGGCGATACGTCTGCGAGATTAATCTATGGGGTTATTTAGGCAACAGCTGAAAGCGAGGTCCAGTTTGAAATTATGGCGATACCGCTTTGGGTGTCGTAGTTTTCGACGCGCCAATCAGTCTCAACCGCGCCACTTACCGTAGCGCCTGAGGCCGCACCTGAAATACTGCCGTCGGCCAGGGAGGCAAAGACTTTTTGGCCGATAACGACTGCTGCGGTCGGTTTGACGTAATAGTCACCACGGCGAGCAACGGTCAGGACAGTGCCAGCTGGGAGCACCATCGTGCCTGGACTAGTCAGGTTGTAGTTGAAGTTCACGATAACGCGCTCAACCAGGCCCAGCGGCTGCACAGCCTCATCGGATGATGCTTGCGCCTCGGTGAAAGCATAAGCACCAGCCCAGACGAACTGACCAACCGTTACGTCGCTCGTTGCCAGCGGGTTGTAAGGCGTGTAAATGACAGCGTTGTTTGATGCGCGATCGCCAGCGATACCGGGGGAGTAATAAAGACCAACTTGTGATTGCATGGTAATGATTCCTTAGCCGAACTTAATGTTTGCGAGATGGGAAAAATGCCCTGTCAGCTCGGTATTTTCTTCTGGCTCAAGAGCGTGGTCATTTGCCATCGCAGAACGTTCCTGCGACATCATCATGTCGACCATGCCCTCGTATGCCGCTGGCGTGTAGTTCTTCACCTTAACGCCTTTTGCCTTCAGGGCGTGGCCGAAGATAGCTTCAGCGCTGTCGAACGCCATTGCGTCCAGCTCGCCGCACACCGGGCGAACCTTCGCGGCCGCAGAGGTAAGAGAGCGGGCTTTCGCCATCGCCTGCTCAGTGGCTTTTTGCATAATGGTGTTCGCATCCATCGCGCCAATTGCGTCCTTGTTATCTTTGTTATCAGGGTCATCACCAGGATTATCGTCGCCGGTAACTACTGGCTTGCCTGGCTCAGGATTTGCTTCATCCTTCGCGGGGGCCGACGCGCAAGCGATCAGCTTTTCCAGTAAGTCGTCAGGGACTTTCCCTTCCAACAGCGCACGCAGGCTTTCGGCAACGTTGTCATCGTCAAACGCCGGAGGGTCGCTTGGGTCGCCGTCTGCAACTTCCGGATCTGCGCTGACAAGCGAAGTGGCCGCTTCAATAACTTCGGCCAGCTCCTCAGCATCCAGCTCAGCATCTTGCGCCAGAAGTTTGCTGTATTTGCGCTCGACCGCTTTGGCGAGGGTCGATGGTTTTTTGTATGAGCCAACCAGCTTAGTTAAGTCGGTGGACGCGGCATCCTGAGCCAGTAGCGGATTCAGGGCGGTGGCAAGTGCCGCGCGAACAGCGACTTGCATACGGGTCAGTTTCATCGGTTTCTTTACCTTTTTGAATTTCGACGGCATAGCGTCATGAACACAAACGTCAGGGCCTGCCCTTCCGTCCTTAACCAGCGCAACGTGATTCCCCCGGATGTCTCGCATCACGAAGTCATACGCCACGCCGTTAAACTCACCCGGTGTGAAATCTGGGGTGTAGAAATAGCCGCAGCTGATTTCTGAGAGAGATTTGTCCTCAATCGCGTCTATCGCCACCTGGTCGGTGATTGACAACGCATTGTCGAGATAGGGCGCTTCCCAAACCGGCGTTGTACCGACCGAGCCGACCCTAACCTCCTTCAGCGGAGCGTGTGCGCTGTCTTGCTGATGGACCATGAGCAGCGGCATGCCGTTAAACATGTCAGCCGACTTTTCCAGCTCCTCAGCGGGCCGGTAGCCGTAATAGACGCGCTCAGGGTCAAGCCCTAAGCCTTCCCAGCCGGGAATCTCCTTCCCGTAGTACGGCGCAACCTGCTCTTTTGTGAGGTGCGTGCGCGAGATGTGAAGATAGCCGTTCTCATCTTTGCGGCGTCGGCTGCCCTCGGCATCAAGCGCCAGGGCATCGAAGGCCATACCACGCACCGACTTTTTCCTGATTCTTCTCATGCAGCCCTCTGAATTTCAGGCATAAAAAAAGGCCGCCGAAGCGACCCTATTAAGCAAATCCCGGCACAACCGGACGGAACGTGCATTTACAGTTTGGTAACTCGCCAGGCATGATCCACTGGCCGCCAATATAAGCGCCTTTTCTCAAGTCGAACTTGAGCTTGTCATTCCCAGCTTTAACGTGTGATTGACGATAGGTTTTGCTGCCCCCGCTATGGTGTTCCCATATCCCCTCGGTAACTCCTACGGCAATATTGCGCTCTACCGCAATAGCGTTCGTGGCCTTGTTGTTCTGGTCACGGGCTATCATGATTGCGCGCCGCCGGGTCACACCATAGCGCTCCTGAAGTTCATCCCTGAGCCACGCAATATCACGCCCACGGGAAACGCTCTCCTGTACGAGAAGATCAACCTGGGTGAGGTATTGCTCGGGGATACTATTGATCAGGCTCACTTGAGTCTGATAGGTGGCCGCCAGGACGTTTTTCAGCTCGGGCGTGTTGCGCATCTTCACTGACATACTGGCAGTGTTGAGCGCGTGGATCACGGAAGATGAAACGGCTTTGTCGGTCGAGCGCACAAACCAGCTACTCGTGATTTCTGCATGCTCGTTAAAGCGCTTGCGCCACTGCGTGAACAGCTTTGACAGTCTGGCTGCCATTGCATTTGCCGGATTCGCATCCTGCGCTATGCCGGGCATCTGGCGCTTGTACTCGGCCTCAAGCCAGTAGCTCACCGACTTGTTCATCTCATCGACGATATCAGTTAGTTTCTTCTGGTACCGTTGTTCTAGCCCCGCGTTCCCCCTCGTCGCCCGCGCGGTTTTCAATATCCGCATACAGGGCCTCGTCTTCTGGATTGGTAGGTAACTGGTCGGCGTCTATGCCCGAATAACCAGAATTCGGATCTGCCGCCAATTTCTGGCGGACCTCCTGCGGCGAAAGGACATTCCTGTCGAGATAGCTCGCATCAGAGTCAGATTTCGTTTTCTGCGTATTGGCGATCGCCGCGTCGTCGTCCTCATTGAGGCTTCGGAATTTGAAGCTGACCGACTTGTCGATCTTCCCGAATTTCACGATCTGGATGATATCGAGCGCCTTCTGCAAGCCAGGCCTGAATAGCTTGCCCTGCTCGGTCGCAACGTGATCGTTGTAGTTGGTCAAGTCCGCTTCGCCCGTGTTAAAACCTGCGGGCGAGATGCCCATCGTTTTAACCGCCGGTGTTCGGTTTATTGCCACTACAAATTCGAGCTGCTGGCGCACGATATCGGTCACTCCAGAGAGCGGCGTTACAACGTTTACGATGTCCTCCATCTCCATATCGATAGCAAGCGTACCGTCGTTGGAGCGATAAGAGTTCATGTAATCAAGACGCGTATCGAGCGAGTTGGTCGAGTTTGGATTGGTAAGAATGTCCTGCATATCCGTTTTCAGGATGGTCAGACTGAATTTCTCCAGTAGCCGGGTAGCCGCCGCGCGCGCATCTTGGAAGTGGAGCACGTAGTCATACAAAATTTGCGCCCGAGGGATGCCGAGGAAGTTATAAGACGGCTTCAGCAGCACCGGCAGTTCATCGCCAACGATGCGGATCAGTCGGCTCGCATGAACTTCTTTACTCAACACCCACCAAGTATCCGGGTTGAAGTAGCGCGGGCTTAGCGGATTGGTTGAGTCGTAGCGTCCTGGAAAGATATTTATCGGCTCGATGACAGTAAAGCGTTGGAAATTCTTCAGCTCTGCCGACTTGTCCGAGATGTCGAGTGGGAGACTCAGCGTAGCGTCTTTAGCGCCGGTATCGATGAAAATCAGGCAGCCGCCAAAATAGCCATTCAGCTCAGCGGCTTTGTGAAACACCTCGCGGACCTGATAGTCGATCATCGCATCTTCGATAATTTTCTTATCGTCCGAATCATCGCCGTCGCCGTCGATATCAGCCGAGGTGATTTCGATCCACTCTCGGGTCATGTCGTCCGCCACCGTCTCGACACAGGCGCGAATGAGGCCGTTCTGAGCGATATTCGAAAGCGCGGCATAGCCCATAAACGCAGGACCGCCGCCTAAGCCCTGTCCCATCTCGAATGCGTGCTGTAAGAGCGAGTAGCCCCCGCTTTTATTCATCGCATGGTCAACAGCTATAGCGGCACCCTTCGGCGTTCCCAGCGTCTTGGCTGGGCCGAACAGCGCCTTGATTTCGTCCAGCGTCGGGATGTATCCAGGTTCCTGAATCCTTTCGCGCGCCGTCGCTCCCAGATTTAGCCCCTTACGCTCGCGACGTGCAGAGGCCCGCCGCGCATTACGACGTTGAGTTTTTGTTGTCATAGATTAACCGCGTCGTGATTGAAGGTTACGTGCGCGCGCCCTGGCGGCAGTGCTTGGGTTCATGTTTAGGCCGCCCGCGCCGACGCTTAATTCGGTCAACGCCCAGACAGCGGCGTCGAGCCTGTCCGGGGATTTCTTCGCGGTGGCCGGTACGTACTCGAGGTACTGATTTTCGACTTGGTACAGGTTGCCCAGGTGAGCGACCTTACCTTGCGAATAGAGCGCCGAAATTGGCTCAGCTCGGGCGAATTTACCTTTGCTGGCGTGAACGCGAATGATGCGCCCATTGAATCCGGCGTTCTTCAGCGTTTCCTCGGCCATATCGCCGCCCTGGTTCGTCTCGATTACGATGGCGTCAGCGTCGTGCGCCTTATACGCCTCGATAGCTCTGGTTGCCCATCCATTCGGCGAGTAATGGCCCGAATAGTCGCCATCGAGGGAGTACATGCGCTCTTTGCCGCCACCGTAGGAGGAAGCGACGACAATCCCCGTTTCATCGCTGTCTGGATTGTTGGAGGCCTGCGGGTCGATGCCCACAACCGTTCTCGACTTATCCAGGAGGATAGACATCTGGTGCGCAGCGTTAACCATGTCCTCAGTCCATAGGGCGCCCTCGGCGTTAAAGCGCCGTGGGTTCTGCATATACTGGGCTTCGGCTGTACGCCGGTGAGAGAACAGCGCTACACGGTGAGACTCGTTGTGCTTAAACGGCCACAGCCAGCCATCAGGCAGGCCGTGATCGATAGGAATAGCGTGAGTGTTGTCCGGGTAGAGGTCGGCGTAGCTCTTGTGGTTATCGATGATCACCGGCAAATTCAGGTGATGCCACATTTCACCGCTTCCCCCGCGCAGAAGATAGCCGCTGAGGTCGTGGTAATGGATGCGCTGCATGATGACGATCATAGGGGTGGTTTCAATAGCCAGGCGCGATTTGATCGTTTCGTTAAAGCGGTTGTTTACGCCATCACGTACCGTCTCCGAGTAAGCATCATCCGGCTTAACTGGGTCATCGATGATCAGTGCGCCTTGCCAGCCTGGCTCCATATGCCCGGCACGAAAGCCCGTTACCTGCCCGGCTGCCGACGACGCATAGACGCCGCCGCCGAACTGGTTCCACCACATCGCCTTACTGTCCGCATCATCGCGCAGCTCCATAGGCCACATGCTCTGATACGCGCGGGACTTAATTACGCCGCGCGCAGTCGAGGAGTTAAGCAGCGCCAGGTTGTGCGAATAGGACAGGTGCATGAAGCGGGCGCGATTGTTCAACGCCAGGCCGCGTCCCATCATATTGATGGTCGCCAGCTCGGTTTTTGTATAGCCAGGCGGAACGTTGATGATCAGCCGGTTTATCTCACCAGAAATCACCCGGTCGAGGGTCTGCTGAATCACCTCGTGGTGTGGCGCGACAATCATCTTGCCGCCGGTACGCTGCTTGAAGAAGTAGCGGGAGAAGTAAAGCCCGTCCTCCTCGCATTCTATGCTTCGCGCGTAATTCCTCTGCTCAACAGTCGTCATCCTCCAACATCTCCTGTCGAGCTTGCCTGTATTCTTCTTTCGTCAGCGTTGTTGATTCGATCGGGCCGCCATCCTTCCCTGTGTGCTCAATCTTCTGCCGGTTGGTATACGCGTCGCCAGCCTCTTTGGCCGCCTGCTCTATAAGCTGGGCGGTCATACCAAAGTTTTTCATTTCCTCAGTGCGGATAGCCATCCGATTCAGCGCACGCAGCCGGTAGGCCTTATTGGCGATCGGGATATCGGAAATCTCATTGAGGAAACGCTCACGCGTGGCGTTGAAAAGCTCGACCCACTTTTTAGCCAGCGTCTTACCGCTCGCCTTCGTCGGGTCGTGAGATTCGGCCTGTTGCCGGGTGATCTGCAAGCCATATTCTTTTTGGACAGACTCGACCACCGCCGAAGGCTGATCGAAGCACGCAAGCATCTGAACGATGAAGGCTTTCACTTCTGGTTTCAGTGACGCCATTTAGCACCATCCGTCTTATGCAGTCTATTAATTCAAGCCAGTCTCATGAGGCACGTCCCGCACGCTCTCGCTATGTCGAGCTTCGCCACCTCCGGTTTATGATCCGCCGCGTCAATAAGCTCTTGCACGTCTTTGCTCGCGCCGTAACGCCTCACTACGCCGACAAATTCCTCGACATCATGGCCGCGCATGCACAGCACCGGCAAGCCCTCTTTGTTGAACTTCGGCGCGCCAAACTCGTCCATCTTCTGGGCGATGTGGTAAAGCTCATGCTCGACCAGCGCGCAGAATTCCAGATCAGTACACTGAGAGCAGTAGTCAGCGGCCAGTGTGATGATGTAGCTCGGCACGGAGCCAAACCATTCATGCATCTGCTGTACCATCCGTGCCTTCTGCCATCCGCCCGCACGCATCATCACCTCTTCGGCTTGGCCGAGTACGGTGCGCCCCTTCTTCGTGAAAGCCTCAGTGGCCCACATGAATTTAATGTCAGCGTCTATCAGGTGCGTGTGGTCAGGGTTATACATCGTGCCGCTTGGGTCGATGATTTGGTCCTTAACCCACTCGAGGACCTCATTAGCGGGGAACACGCGGGCGTAAAAACGAAAAGCTCCGGAGGGGTCTAACGGCGGTAATGGTCGTTGGAATTCTTCTCTCATGACTTAATCGTTCTGGAGCAGCTTAAAATACAACTCTTTAAGCGCGGCAACATCCTCTACCTCTCTGATGTCGCCCGATTTGATTTGGTCGTCCAAAGTCGCTACAAGCCTCTCCTGCATCCACTCAGGGAGTGATTCGAAGGTCACGTCAGATTTTTTCTCATTAGCCATTTAGAGCCTCTCTGATTCATATTTGTTAACGCCAGCGAAAGCAGGAATAACTATTGGCTCAGTCATTGCGTTTTCCTTTTTGAAATAGAGCCTGCCGCACAGAGATTCAGCCCCAAGAAGCTCGCCAGCAGTTACTGGACCTCTCAGGCTCTATATCAAACAGGGCTTGGGTGAAGCGCTGCGGGCGCTGTACTACGGGCAAAAAAAAGCCCCGCTTATGCGAGGCTCATTCCTAAACTTAAAAATTAGGATTAGGTGGCCACTGCGGTTTCATCGACAGCAGTAGCATCGCCGGAGACAGCCTGGTCAGCTTCTGCTGCAACGTCGGTTGCAGCTGCGGCGGTTGTGCTCGCGTCTGTCACGACGGTTGAAGCGTTTGGGAACAGCGCGGCCAACTGGGCCTCAACTACGGTGTCGAGACCTTCGGTTTTGGCGTCTTTAATTTTGGTCACGATCAGTGCGGTGACGTCGGCAGTTTGCAGAGCATCTTTCAGCTCGTCTTGCGATACAGTTACGGTCATTTAGCATTTCCTGCTGGTTGCTTGGATATTACCCCGTGGACATTCGAGACCACGGATGATGAATTCAGATCGTTTATTCTGTCAAAGGCACTCATTGAATGTACTTTTCAGAATTTTATAAAGCACGATATGGCGACTCTTCACAGGGTGATCAACCGTTATCTTTGGCGGAGGATGCTTAGAGATACTTGTCTTTCAGAGCGACCAGCTCGGCCTCAACCTCTTTGCCCAACACCTCAATGCCGTGTTCTACGAAGGCAACAAACGCATCGAATTTGGCTTTGGCCTCTTCCAGCGGCGAAGTGGTAACAGCAGTAGCAACGGACGCAGCAGTTGAAGAATCAGCGGCTGTAGCTGTAGAGGTTGTTGCGGTCGCAGCAGTAGCAGCGGCGGCAGTAGTCGCGGCCTGGGTGGCAGCGTTTGCCGCAGTGGCATCGCCCTGGGCGGTTACAGTCTGGGCGGTAGCGGTATCAACTACTTGATCGGTCATTTCAGTTTCCTTGGTTTCTTGGTCAGCCGGTGCGGCAGGTTTGGTATAGAGGCTTTTCAGCCACGCGATGAGTTTGCTCATAAGATTTCCGTCTTAACTCCGTGCTTGGCAATGAAGTTGCCTACAGCCTGGTAATCAGGTTCGGTGCCAAACAGAAGGCAAAACATTTTCAGGACAGAGAGATAAGGCTCAACCCAGAATCGTGTTTTAAACCTGACGGTGACATTAATTTGCCCTTTCATTTCTGTCTGGCCTCTTCGATTTTTTTAATGCCGCTCAGTTGGGCGTTACAATTTTGCAGATCGGTCAACAGCAGCTCATTCCACAGCACCGAAGCGCCGTAGGTCAGCGGATTAGTGGGCGGTGCGGACGGCTGGCACTGCGCCAGCAGACTGGCCGGGATTGGCGTTACGGGTACCTTGACGAACTGCGTTGTAGTGGTCGAGCAACTGCTCAGTAGCAGCATCAGGGATAGCGGCCACAGCGCAGGACTGAGTTTGCAGGACCGTTTTAATGATGACTTGTCGATCCTGGCTGGCGGTGACATTAGTTTTTTGCTCATCCAGTGTTGCCCCTGCAATCGTGTTAAAGATGCCCACTGAGAGCGCCTGAGATTGGGTGATAAATTCAGCCTGATTCTTTGCCTGATTAGCTGCGGATAGCTCAGATTGCTGGCTCACCGTCTTACCGTAGTAGTGGAAAGCGATGAACATCAGCAAGCTAATGCAGGCCAGAATAAGCACAGTGGTTATCACGGCGATTTTGTTGATCATGAGAGCAGCACCCCAATGAACAAGCACCAACCCCACCCTTCTTTGCCAAATAGCGCCATCACGAAGGGAAAGAAGAAAAGCATCGCGGCTACCTCATGACGATTCATGATTGCCCCATTAGGCAGACTTGCCTGTCAATCTCGCGCCGGTTGATTAGCCCGCGATTACGCTGCTTGTTCACGTAGACCCACTGGCGCAGATCGTTACAGGCTTCAATCGTGTTACCGGCGTTGAGATGACGCAGCAAAGCAGAATGGCGGAAAGCTCCCACCCCGACGTTGTAGGCGAAGGAGTAAAGTGCCGCGCGTGTATATTCATCGATCGGCACCTTCACGGCGGCGTCCACGGCTTTTTTAACCGGGATCAGGTGTTTTACAAGAAGCGCATCACACTCTTTGTCAGAGTAGTGGTGTCCGGGTATCACGTCTGCGCCGGTTATGCCGCTGCATACGGTCCATACGCCGCCTTGGTCACGGTAGGGCGTGCTGCGCTGCCCCTCTGCGCCGTCCGGGCCACCGAGCAGAGCAATCGCTATTGTTAACGCGGTTGCTCCGCCCAACTTAAGGATTTTATTTCGCAGTGCCGGTGACATAGCCATTAGGAATCAGCCTCTTCCATCTCACCAATTACGTTACTCACGTTGCTGGCTACAGTAGCCGGATCGGCTTCAGCGCTGGCCTTTTTTCCTGCCAGATACGCCTGAAGGACTTCTGTGCGCTTCTCGTCCTGAATCTGACGCTCTTTCAGGGCGCGCTTATTATTCAGGTAGGAGCTAAACGACAATATCGCGCCGAGAATTGCGCAGAATACGTAAACCCATTGTTCAGTAGTAAGGCCCGCCGCACTGGCAAGCGCCGTAATAGTGGCCCAAAAATGTGTCCAAGCTCCGTCGTTCTGTTGGTTCATCTTCATAATCTCCACCTCCAACTTTTAGTTGGCTGTGTTTTGTAGTCGTGAGGATTAGCGCCGGAATAAAGTGCTACAGGAGATTTGAGGGTTAACCACTCGGCGCTAAATGGGGGATGGCTACCCATCTGCGCGGGAGCCTTCAAGAAAATGATTCGAATAGCTGGCGGCGTAGTTCATTCGCATCCGTCAGGTGATAATTAAGGCGTACATGCTCGGCCAGCGAGCACTGATAGTCTTCCATCTGGTTTTTTTCAGCGGCCAGCGCCTTCATCTTTCGGGAAAACTCATGCGCGCTCTCAGCGTAGAGAACGTGATCGCAGTCCACCTCATTGAAATAGGGTCGGACCTTGGAGGCGATAAACGCCAGTCCCTTGGCCCCAGCCTCAAGCATCTTCAGATTGGACTTGCAGCGGTTGAACGCTGTATCGACCAAAGGGGCAAGCGAGGCCTTGTGTCCGTCATACAACCGCATGTATTCCGCGAGCCGCATGGCCGGTTTAATCTTCTGGGCTTTGATGCCGCCGAGAATTTTTTTCCACTCCGAATCATCGAAGCGCACCCCGGCAATAGTCAATTCAGGCGACTGGGGCAAAAGCTTCAGGTCTTCACGGTGCGACGCGCCACCGGCCCAAATGAAGGGCGTATCCGATTCCCGATCCTGGGACCGGATAAATTGCCCTTCGTCATATGGCAAAGCGTTGGGGATCACCACCACATTGCGATTTATCTTTCTGACCTGTGAAGCGAGGTGCGGTGTCGTGACAATCACAGCCGCCGCCTCTTTCAGACAAAGCGGGATGACTTCATTTACACCAGCCTTGCGGAATCGGTCATAAAGGTAGTGGCCCTCATCCAGCATCCAGTGGTCATCTATGTCGATCACCACTCGGTAACCTTCACGCTTCTTCTGGATCATCTCTGCATAACCACCAGTGGGCATGCGGTTGCACCAGTAAACCGGTACTTTAGGCTGCGGCATCGTGGTCCGCTGCATGTGCTCATAAGGCAAAACAACGCGGTGGAAGTCGCAGGCCGTCGAAGGCCGCAGATCGGCAAACAGGTTTGAGGTGAGATTATTCTGGGTAGCCGACATAAACAGGGCCTCCATCTCTCACCAGTTGTTCTAACAATTTGTTTCCTGCTTCCATTCCGGCCTTCTTAACGTCGTCTGGCACAACTGATTTACGAAAGCCCGAGAACATGTCTTCTACATGAACCCCGGCCACTACTGAGAGAGGGACTTCCCAGCCGCAGGAGCGACCGCAGAGACCCGCCCGGTGCGCGCGGTAAGCGTAGGTGATGTCTTCAGGGCCGTATTTTCCGTATCGCTCATCAAAATATCCGACCAGCTCAACGCATTTGCGGGTAAGCATCGAGAACTGCACCGTTACGCCGGTACAGAACAACACGCCATCGACATAGCCATAAGGCAATGTTTCAAAAACATGCGGCCAGCCGATGAAGTCCAATCCGCGTTTGTTTGCAGCCGTGATCGCCAGCTCCGCCCAATCTTCCCGGCGCGGTGTGACGTCATCGTCCATCAGGAAAATGTAATCACAGTCCTGATCGTAAAGAGACTTGAGAACGCGATTGCGGGCATAAGCCGGGCCGTTTCGATCTGCATCGGTAAACACCTCAAAGACAGCATTGCCGGGCATCGCATATTCAGGGATCAACCGGTCGCCAGTGGTAATGACGCCAATGCCGATTTTCATAAGCTGCCTTTAATGAGAATGGGGTTTAGTCCCTGCCGTAGACGCTCGGGCGATACGGGTTTGCCTTATTGGGTCGTCACCATTTGGCAGGGACTAAAAAGGTGGGTATAATACCCATAAATATATTGACGAACTCTCTTAAGGTGGGTATTATACCCACATCAAGACAACATGGAGGCTTGATGCAAAGTAGAGAGTTGATAAAGCTTCTCGAAGCTGACGGATGGAAGGAAGTGGGACGCTCAGGAAGCCACCGCACTTTCTCAAAGGAAGGGGTAAGAGAAATAATCACCATACCCCACCCGAGGAAAGACACTTCAAAAGGCATTCTCCGACAGGTTCAGAAGTACACAGGAATGAAATTGTTGTAACTCAGGGCGCGGCGAAAGCCGCCCCTTTAACTCTGCATCAGCCGTTAAACACAAGAGGTTTATATGATTTACCCAATCTTCATTTTCAAAAGCGAAAGCGGCTTTGATGGCTACTTCCCTGATGTTCCAGGATGTTTCTTTTCTGGTGACACGCTTGAAGATGCCGTTAAAGATTCTGAAGCAGCGTTTGGGGCGCATTGTGATGTGTTAACCGAAAGAGGTGATCACGTGCCTGCGCCAGCCGACGTATCCGCTTATCTTGGTGATGAAAGACTCATTGAAGATGGCGGATTTCTCGGCTTTGTGGAAATTGACCCAACAAAATATGAAAGCAAGGCAGTTAAGTTCAACTTAACGATGCCAAGCAATCTCATCGCGGCGATCGATAGGTTTATCGAGAAGAACGGCCAGTATAAAAACCGCTCTGCCTTTCTCGCTGAGTTAGCAAGGAAAGAAATTGCGCGCGGATAAAGCCTAAAACGCAAAAAGCCCCGACCGGTTAAGATCAGGGCTTTTTAATGTTTTACCGCTCTAACGAGTACAGTAACCCATCGTTGGAGACAAATTACCCCAGCTTTCGGAAAAAGTAAATAGCTTACGATAATTTTGTGAGCAATTTATTTAGTTACTCTTTTTAATACTACCTCCGCCCATGATTCCTCCTTTTCCAGATGAGTGATTAACATGTCATAAAACGGCTTTATCGACTTATCCCACGTGGACGCACTTATCGCGTGGGTAAATGCGCATATGGCCCTGAAAGTATCGGCAGCTGGCACGCGTTCGTAACCCCTGCCAGAGCACCTCCTGCAATTCTGTTTGACCGGGAATCCCTGTAATTCAGTTTGCTTCTGGTCAACAGATACTCCCCGACCACGGCAGTCACGGCATGCCACTGATACCTCCCCTTTCCCATTGCAATGATCGCATAGCTCACCGACATTTTCTTTCACTATTCGCGCTGGAGTTTTTTCACCACATCCTGGATGTTTTACTACAGCCTTATTGCGATAAAGCAGCTTCTGCCCACGGCATTTTTGACATTGCTCTTTTCCTGATGCGCTACGGCAATAATCTTTAAAAGCGAAATTTGCGAGCACTTGCATCACTTTGAATTTAATCTTGGCATCGAGCTTGCGTAAGGCTGCAACCTTGTCGCAATGCTTCATCCCATGCCGCACCAACAATTTAACCGCTCTCTTTGAATCCTCAGGACTAAGGCCTAACTTCCCCAAGAAGGCCTTAAATCCTAACTCTGCTTGTGACTGGCATAACCCAAAAGCCCCTAACACATCAGAACCAGAAAGCGTCTCGCCAGTGCAACGTGGTGAGTCAGTGAACGACTGAGTTTTACAGAAGAAATATTTTGTCGCCGATTCGAGATTCATTTCTTTCTCCGCTTCGTTATTCGTGCAGGGCTAGAGGGGTAACTCGTTGGGGTTTTGTATTCAGGTTCGGCTTTGATGAGTTTGAAGAAAGAGAGGATTAAAACCAGAATGGGCATTTATCGCTCCCCTGTTCAGCTGCAACTGCCTTATAGGCGCGGAGAACGTGCCTGTTCTGGCCATACAGCGTGATCTTGAAGGTCAGCCCGACTGCCTCCCATTTGTTGACCGATGCGATGTGCAGGCCTGCTGCTGCAATCCTTCTCGCCTTATTGAGTTGCCAGAATGGGCCGGAGATGTGAATGCGGGACGTCTCACCATTGACGAAGTGGGTTATTTTCATGCAGTTTCTCTAGGTTGTTTTAATGCTTTCCTTTTGGCCTTGTACTCATCCCTGATGCGTTCGTAGTCTTCTCTGCGGTAACGTACAGCCTCATGCGGCCCCATCAGTTGCTGATAGGCTTCTTTGCCAATTTTGGCGATGATTGCGGGGGTGTAGTTCTCGATGTTGCCGGAAAGGTGGTTATTACAGGGGGCGCACTGTTTATGGCAGTTGGCTTCGATAAACCTCAACTCAGGGTTTGCTCCTACCGTTCGATAATGCCCGGCATGGTACTGTCCATCATGGAAACGGCCGCAGCTAATACACGGCTGTGACATGTCACGCTCACGGATATATGCATTAAATTCGGTCTGGGCTTGTTTGGCGAAGTAACTGAGTGGTTTTACTGCGAGCTTTCTTACTTTGAAGGATTGTCTTTCTTGCTGGGCTTCTTTCTTTCGCCGTCGCTCCTGCTCCTGTATGCGCTTCTGCCGGGCTCTGTCTGCTATCTGGACCGCGTATTCAACTTTGTGGTCTTCGCAGCACCACCACTCATACAGCGTGCCTGGCTTAAATCTGGTTTTACATATCTTGCAGTTACGGCTCTTCGGGAGCTTCATCCCCTTCTCTCCTCTCAATATCATGCCCCATCATGGCCCACCAATCGGCGCAGTCAGCGCATGCATAAGTCTCATCGTCGCTAAGTGGCGTGCCACAGCCTTGGCAAACTGGATCGTCGTTCATCTGGTAAGCCTCATGCGGTTCCAGCGGGCCTGAAGGAGTCCGTGGAGATAGTCGAATGTTTTTATCTGGCTTGGTTCAGGTGGTTTGATGGGTTTCTTGCGGTGGGGTACTCGGAATATTGCGTTGTTTTCGATTCGTTGCCAGGGAGATTTAGCCATGCCTCTCACTCCCTTTTTTTGAGGTTTTCACCATGAGTCTACCGTTAATTATGGCGTGTGATGTTGCTGCGTGGTCTCGGGCATACTTCATAATGGTCGAGCGATTCACATCCAGTATACGGGCAACCTCTGATTGATTTCCCCGTGTAGTGACCAGTAGTTCAGGTATGGTTTTCACTTCAGTTATCATGCTGCTTTTCTCTTGTTTTGCTCACCCCATCGATTAGCCCACTCGATGTGAAGCCGAGACTCTTCGCTAAACGTCACGCCCTGCTCTGTGCCGAACCAGTAGATAGCCTCAATCACCTCGACCATCTCACTGACGCGCATTTTGCTGGTACGACTGCCGAACATGACCACACCACCGCCTATTCCAGGGGCCGTCTTTTGCTCCTGCTTTTTCATCTTGGCGACTAGGGCAGTGATTAAATCTTTCCACTCGTCCTCGTCATACTTCTCGCCGTACCAAACGACTTGCAAAGACAGGTCATGCAGCAGTGGCCACATTTTCCGGTTCTGGGACAGGGTTCGTTTTGGTGGGGATACTTCGACTTCAAATGGCTTGGAGGGGTCTAGTGGGAGTTGCTTGATTTTCTCTATCAGGTTGCTTCTGTACTGCTCGTTTCGGAGGTAGAAGGTTTGTTTATCCATTCCCACCTCTCTGGCCTAGCCCGTGCTTAGCCCGCAATTCGGCGATTTTCTTAAGCTGGCTGCTCTTGCTCAGTGCCCCCTTGACGCTTACCACCTGCTCAGGCTGATGCTTTGGCATGCTATATCCGGTTTCGAAAAATTGACCTGTCATGATTTCACCTGAGTGCGATAGCTCGACCAGTTGAAGTTTACCCACATGCCGCCATCCATTGTCATGCGGTCCATGATGCGAGCACCCAGAAGCTCATTCAGCGCGTTAGCATCGAGATTTGTCAGCATGCCCACTGGCTTTTTGTTCGCAAGGCGGCGATCGACAATCTGGAACAGGATGACTCCCTCGTTGGTGTTGCCCCGCTGTACGCCGATATCATCTAGCACCAGTAGGTCAACATTGCAGAGGTCATTCATCAGGGAGGCCTCAGTTTGTCTTGCACCGTCTTGATAGGTTTCACGGAAACGCATCATAAGATCAGGCACAGTTACCACGAGCACGGATTTATTCCGGGCAAGAAGCTCGTTGCCGATAGCCGCAGCAAGATGATTCTTACCTGTGCCGCAGCCGCCGCTGAAGATAAACCCGCCAAATCCATTGCCGAAGTCACTGGCATAGCGTGAGGCCTTGTCCAGCGCGTTCTGTTGCCCTTCATGCTTGGCTACGTAGTTCTCAAACGTGCATCCCCGGTGAAGCTCCTGGATACCAGATCGACCAAGCACAGATTGGAAACGTGCCTGCTGGTTCTGCTCAGCAACACGCTGCGATGATAAGCGGCCCTGCTCGTCCTGCCATGCCCGCCATTCTTCAGGGGTCGTGAATTTTGGCTGGGTGCCAGCTGGTACGGCTCTTTGCAGAAGCTGGAGCCTTTCTTGAACGCTAAATCTACTCATCCAGTGAAGCCCTCCGGTATATGGTTCATGGGTTTGTTAACCTGTGTGACAGTCACGTTTTTACGTGCAGGGAATTTCGGCTTAAACAGGCCCTGCCAGCCATTGGCGATACTGGCGTTTATCACGTCGGTTGGGTTATACCCCTCATCAAGGCATTCCTTCAGCAGCTTGAAGGCCATAGATACCGCCCGCTCAGTTTTTATTGGCTTCTTGGTTTCAGCTCGATTGTTTACCCAGTCCTTCCAGGCATCCGCGTTTAGCCATTCGGGGATTGGGATGCTTAACGGGTCGAACGATTTGGCTTTCGGCATAAAAGGGGATATAGGGGTTTTAATAATGTCTTTATTGTCTTTTGTAATATTGTCTTTTGTGTTTAACAGATTCTGTAAATTACCTTTTACTGATTCCGTAAAGGTTTTCTTTACAGGTTCTGTAAAATTTACAGATTCAGTAAGGTTTACAGATTCGGTAAATGTTTTATTTACTGATTCTGTAAAGGGTTTACTGATCCCGTTAAACTTCGTTTGCCAGGATGATATCTCCTTATTGATGCCTACCACCCTGCCAGACAGAGTGAGAATATTCATTTTAACCAGCTTGTTTCGCTCGGTGCTGCACCTGGTTTCCGGCAGGCCGGTTAACTCTGACAGCTGGGCATTACCCACCCAGTCCGCCGTTTTGTTATAGCCGTATGTCTTTCGAATGATAGCCAAGGTGATCAGGAGTTGGTTTTGTGTAAGTCCAGAGCCTATAACCGCCTCAAGCAGCTCATTAGCGATACGGGTATAACCGTTGTCGGTATCAACCACGCGACGCTCCTGCCCCCCTGTATCAGAGGGGAATTGAAGTATTTCTGCTGTATTCATTTGGCCTCCGTGCCGGGGTTAATTCCACTGCGGTAATCAGCAATGATGCTCATCACCTCATCTTTCACACCCAGAGGGATGTGAATGAATTCAGGCCCAGCTGTTCCCTCACTCGCATCACAAAGCAACTCAACCAGACGGCGAGCCTTTGACGCGCTGAAAAGCGGGATTGCATCTGAACGGGTGATTTTCTTCTTGCCAGCTGCCTTGGCTTTCACCAGTTGGTCAGCGGCCACGGTTGAAGCATGAGGGCCATGCTCGCGAGACAGCGCCACTGCGGTAGAAGCTGCAACTTCGCCGGATTTAACCATCTCAATCAGTCCATCGCCCACCTCAAGAAGCTGAAGATGGTGATCAACGTCTGCCAGAGAGCGCTTAACCTTTTTGGCAATCTCTCCCGGGGTCCAACCCTGATTAATCAAACGCTGATAGGCCGCCGCGCGCTCCAAAGGCGTTAAAGGCTTGCCCTGTGAGCTGCTGACCATGAATGCAATGCGGTCGGCGTCCGAACCAACGAAGTCCTTACACTCAAGGCGCGGAATTTCATGACCGGCCTCAGTCGCCAACTTGGCACCGTAATAGCGGTGATGACCGTCTATGATCTTGACGCCCTTCTCCGTTACTTCAACGGCCAGCGGCGGCAGATATTCCCCGGCAATAAATGCATCGCGAAATTCTTCAACGTGCTCCTGGTCAATCTCACGAACGTTAAAGCCCGGTTCAACGTAAAGCTCGTTCAACGGCACAAGAAAGGTCTTCTTAACTGTGGTTTCTGTGCCGTTCTTCTCTTTCGATTTGTACATTTGGGAAAGTGATGACATAATTACTCCTGTGAATTGATCCAGTCTTTTCGCACTAGGCCGCAAAAGAGTTCGAGCTCTCTTGCGGCTTTTCTTTTGTCATTTCCAGTTGTAGCCGTGAATATTCGAGCTGTATCCATATCAGGTGCCTGTAGTGCTCCAATGGCATCTTCTTTTCCCCACGCATGACAAAGTCCTCAACACCGCAAGCGGCGAGAGTTTCCATAAGCTCTGGGTATTTTTCAGTTCGACGTAGGACGGTTGAGTCAGCTACTGCAAGCAGTTTGGCTGCCACCGACTGACGTGTATTCATCAAGGCTTGATGCGCAGACGCCACTAAGTGGCGGCCTATAAAAGCAATATGGTTCGATTTGCGTGCATTTGCGTGATCCATACGAGATACTTCCTTTACAGTTAGTAGGTTACATGATCGACCATTTGGTTGATCGCTCGTTGCCCCTACATTTCGGTAGGGAGAGTCCAGAATTTTTAAAGAGCGGTATTACTTAAGCTGCCTGATGCCTTTGGCTGGGGAAGGGCCTAATTTCTTCTGCCGTCACGCTTCCATCTGGCATTTGAGTAACTACAACATTCCGACCTATACGTAATGCTTTACTAATTGCTGTTTGATGCACCCCAAGTTCAGCGGCGGCATTTGCTTGCCCCCTGTCTTTGACGTAATCAGTTAGCGGTAGTTTTTTCACTGTCAGATCTCCTACTTGAGCAACGACGTTAATAATACCGCAAGTATTGATTAAAGCAATACCTAAGGTATTTCACTTTTCAATAACGGCGGTATTAGAATTAGGCTATGGAAAAGAAGAAAGAACTGACGGCAGAACAGCTTGAAGATTCAAAACGTCTTAAAGCTCTGTATGAGTCGAGAAAAAAAGCGCATGGTGTTACTCAGCAGGCCATAGCAGACGCCTTGGATATCACTCAGGGCGGAGTAGGCCATTATCTGAACGGTAGAAATGCCTTAAATGCAAAGGTAGCAGCTGTCTTTGCCAGAATGCTTCATATCAGCATTTCTGACTTTAGCCCCACCCTTGCTAAAGAAGCGTCTGAGATTTCACTAAATGCTGAACATTCAAATGTTTCTGACCAGAGACCTTACATTCCCGGGCATAGATACCCGGTCTTGAGTAGCGTCCAAGCAGGATCTTTCAACGAGGCTATAGAGGCTTACTCCTTAGATGATTTGGATCTATGGCTTGAATCAGATGCGAACATACAAGGTAATGGGTTTTGGTTATTAGTAGAAGGCGACTCGATGACTGCTCCGATGGGCTTAAGCATTCCAGAAGGAACTTTTGTGCTTTTCGACACAGGGCGTGAGGCCTTAAATGGAAATTTAGTTATAGCGAAACTTACTGATTCTAATGAAGCCACCTTCAAAAAGTTTGTCATTGATGCCGGTAAAAAATTCTTGAAAGGCCTTAATCCTTCATGGCCTCTCGTGCCAATCAATGGCAACTGTAGAATCATAGGCGTAGCGGTTGAAACCAAATTCCGACTACTGTAAAAAATGATAATTTATTGATTTAACTCAGCTTAACGCTGAGTTTTTTATTGCTCAATCCTCCGGCCTACCCCACTCTCGCTTTTCAATAAATGTAACCATTAAAAAATAAATCTCTATATTTTTCATACCAATAATACCTAAGTATTAAATATTAATACCGCAAGTATTGACTCAATTTAATACCGCAAGTACTATCAATTCATCAAAAGGATACATCGACATGAGGCATACAGTTTGCTGAATGTTACGCTCTTTAAAATTACTGGAGTTTGTTCCCGCCGAAATGCGGGGAACCAAAGCGAAATTGGTTATGGACTGGCAGCGCGGTATCAGCTGGTTGGTGAGGTAATGGCTCACTAAGGCGACGACGCCGTCCCTGATAAAGAATTCAGGGGCCAGTACCAAAGCCAATTAACCGGAGATACACCATGACAGTCGTCTACACACTTTCGCCCAACTCTCGCACTCGCCGTAAAGCACGCAGAGCAACACAGAGAGAGGATTCTGAGGTCCAGGTAAGGCAATCAGTAGGTCGAGTTAACAAGGCGTGCGTGAGCGTTCCAATGCGAAGTAAATCGCATGCCAGTTCAGACAACATTTGTTTGCCTGACGTAGCAATTTTCAGTGCTGGTCATCGTAAGTCAGCAGACACAGTAACAGCGAGATAGGCGTGTCCAATAATGCCTGTCATTTGCGGCGGCATCGCTCTGAACACTTTTGAACTTCATTCCAACAGTTTGCCCACTTTTTTCGCCATGTAAATGGCCGACCACAAACAGTACAGACTTTTGTGGGTAGTTCGCTTTTCTTCATACAAGGCCCTTCGTGGTAGCAGTGGAATGAACAAATTATCAGCTTACCTTTAACAATAAAAGTTAGCCCCGAACGTTAGATAAAAGGAGTAATAAAAATGAGCAAACACTGTGAGAATTGCGGCTGCATAAAGCGTTCTGGCCTATGCACTAACTGCCATGAAGAAGCATACATCGCCTATTATCAAGCCCCTGAGATGGAGTTTTCAGAGGAGTTCATGGAAAAGGCTAACGAACAGTTGTTCGAGCAAAACAAGTGACTTTACCCTGCGCCTACTCAACAAGGGCGCATGAATAAAGCTTCTAAAGCCTGCCTGTGGCGATTTTTGACAGCCGCACAACTCACGAGGTGATTTATGTGAACTGTAACGCTGTCGAGCGAAAACGAGTGGTGTGGTGAATGCGTGGAGTTAAGGACAGGTAATGCTGCCGGACTTAGAAGCGCATCAACGTGTCTGAATTGAAATAGGTCAGGCCACCACGCCATCAAACGGGTGAGCCATTCCTGCTGCGCATTCACTGAGTGCTCAGCATGATAAGCGCCCAACTTATCAACCCTCTCATTGTTCATCTTGGCCTCGCAAACGCGGGGCTTTTTTTTGCCTGTATTTAGCTCAAAGCGCTTATTTCGAGTGCTTCGACTTATGTACACCTCAACCAAGGAGATCGCAGTGAGCGAGACTACCGAACTTGTCGTTATAGAGAGGGCCAGCGCATTAGAGGTCTTCACGTCGCCAACCAAGATTGACGAGTTGCTTCAGGATATTGAGCGCCAAGCAAGAAGCTTTGTCCCAGACCTTTCGACCGGAAATAGTCGCAAAGCAATCGCCTCAATGGCAAACAAGGTGGCCCGCTCAAAAACATATATCGACGCCATCGGCAAAGATGTGGTTGCAGACCTAAAAAAACTGCCAGCTCAAATCGATGAACAGCGCCGATTGGTTCGCGAACGCTTGGATCTGCTTAAAGATGAAGTCAGAAAACCACTAACTGACTGGGAGGTCGAGCAGGAACGTTTCGCGGCTGAGAAAGCTGCTGAGGAAGAGCGCCTGCGTATCGCCACAGAGGAAAAGGCAGCCGCAGAAGCTATGGCAATAAGGGTTAGGGACGATCATGAACTGGCCCTGTATATGAATAAGGATATTGACAGGGAACGCGCAGAAAAAGCCGCTGAACTGGAACGCCAACGCATTGCTCATGAAGAACAGATTAAACGCCAGGCTGCTGAGCAAGCCCGTATCGATGCTGAAGAAAATATAAAGCGTGAACGCGAGGAATCAGCCCAACGCGAAGCTGCTTTAAAGCTCAAGGCCGAGCAGGAGGAACAAGCCAAAATTGAAGTTCAACAGGCGGCAGAGCGCGAAAAGAAAGAAGCCGCTGAAAAGGTCGAGCGCGAAAAGAAAGAAGCGCAGGAACGCGCTGAGCGCGAGAAGCAGGAGGCTATCGCAGAAGAACAACGCAAACAGCAGGAAGCTGAACAGCGCCGAGTGGCAGAAGAAAAACGCATCAAGGATGAGGCTGACAGACGCGCAGCCAATATCGAACATCAGAAAAAAATCAATAATCAGGTCTTCGACATTCTCATAAAGGCCGGTATTTCAGCCGACTGCGCTAAAGAATGTGTGATTGCCATCGTGAAACATCAAAAAGAAGCGGCCGCATCCGGCCAGCATTCGCCAGTTAAAATCAATTACTAATTAAACCGGAGTATCCCATGCAAACACTCGCGCTTGCTGGGTATCCCGCAATGGGATGCCTTGACGAACCCCCACGCAACCCGCTGATTGAGTTTTTCCTCAAGCTTTTGCGAATTCTCAATCAAAAGGGCCAGCCATGAACATTAAGCGAGCCATTCAATTGTTAGCCGCACTGGCTATCGAGAAGCATGACAATGACCTGTTTGGTGTTGCCCGCTGCCTATTCAACCAGCGGGAGAAAGTCTTGTGACGAGAGAAACCTCAATTTGGTGGTGTCGGCACTGGCTTGCCGCTGCCAGGTCATGCCGCAAAGCCGGAAGGCGTGTCGCTGCAATAAATTATCTTGCATGTGCAGCAGCCAGAAGACGAATGCATCAGCGGGATGTTGAATGGGCCAATTACCACAGCAGGGAGGCGGCATGAAAACTGACGAGCAGGCGCAGGACGCTCAATTCATATCACAGATGCAGGGATTGCTCAGTGAAAACATTCAAGAACAACTCAATCAGCAGGCCAGACAGCGTCAATGGAATGATCGCAATGGAGTAGCTGAAATCTCATGGGATGAGTTTGCGGGCAATTATTCATAGGGGGTGAAACGTGGATTTAGACAAATTAGATGAGCCGTTCGCAGCTCATGATATCGAGTGGCGCGTTCAGCAGTGCGGGGTTACAGCACAAGGCAAGCCATGGGCTATGGTTTTAGCGTATGTAACAAACCGAGCAATTATGAAGCGCCTTGATGAGGTCTGTGGAAAAGCGGGATGGAGAAATGAATTTCAGCCCGCTCCGGATTCAGGGGTTATGTGCGGCATATCGCTAAAAGTTGATGGTGAATGGATCACTAAATGGGACGCCGCAGAAAACACCCAGGTGGAAGCGGTTAAAGGCGGCATGTCCGGTGCGATGAAGCGAGCAGCCGTCCAGTGGGGGATTGGACGCTACCTTTACATGCTTGAAGAAGGATTTGCAGAAGTAAGTCTTGATAAAAAAGTCGGATGGAACCGAGCAAAATCGAAAGACGGAAAGCAAATATTCTGGACACCACCAAGACTACCGAATTGGGCATTACCAACTGACAAAAAGGAAATGCAACAAACAGAATCTCAAGCAAAAGGCGTCATTGACCCCGATTTCATTCTGAAAGACTTCACCGCGCAAGCAGCTGACTGCCAGTCTCTCGAAGAGTTGGCGGGCATCTACAAACCAGCATGGAACGCCTTGTCTGAATTCCCTGAATATCAGCTTAAAGCCGAAGAAGTCTGGAAAACCCGCGGGACAGAACTAAAGAAAGCTGCATAACCTCATCTGGAAATCTCATGACTCGATATCAACAGGATGTCTACGACAGCCTGCCGGAATCTTCGCGCCCTGAGTATCTGGCAGCCATAAGTAAAAAGGCGCAACGGAATGCGTTGATGGAGGCTATTGCAAGGGATGCTATTTCAGCAATGGAATGTGGCCGGAATGGAGAGAAACACTGGAGATTAAACCAAATGCGGGTTGATGCGATGAACAAAGAGGCCGCTTTCTATCCTGTGTGCCCAACTCACCTACTCCCAGAGAGAAAACGCCCGCTCAACCAGCCTGTTGACATGCAAGACGCATATCTCGACTACGAAACACCACATTACGGCCCTGGTGGTGCCGTAAGGCAAGGTTAAGGAGATAACTATGACCTATAGATTTTGGACCAATAAAGAGATCGATTTTCTTACCATAAACTCAGAATCCATACCTCTGGCAAATATCGCTGAAATCCTCCGTAGACCTATTGAGAGCATCCGCAAAAAGGCGAAAAAACTAGGTTTACAGACTACATCACACCGTAAGCCAATTGCTTGGACAGCTGAGCATACAGCACTCTTCTCAACCGCAACCAATACTGAAATCGCAGCCAAAACAGGGAGAACTTATAACGCGGTGTGGCAGAAGAAAAAACAGCTCCGCCAGAAGCTTGCCGCCTAAAACTCAAGTAAGGAATAAACCATGAGCCGCGAGGTTATTTGTGACTACTGCGGCAAGGCTGCTGCATTCGTTACTGGTAGAAAGATTTACCCACACCGCCCTGACCTCTTCTCCCTCCATTTTTACCAATGCGAACCATGTAAAGCACATGTCGGTTGCCATAAAGACAGCAACGGCGTTCCTCTTGGTCGCCTGGCTAATGCTGAGTTGCGGGCAGCTAAAAGCAAAGCCCATGCTGCTTTCGACCCAATTTGGAAGGGTCGAACCATGAGCAGGAAAAACGCCTATGGATGGCTGGCTACGGAGTTAGGCATTTTGGCTAAAGATTGCCATATCGGGATGTTCAACGTTGAAATGTGTGAGCGTGTTGTCGCCACCTGCGCAGAGAGGAATAAATCATGACAGTTGAAATCGATGACAAACGTCGAAAGGGTGAACGCATTCCCGGTCTGGGCGTTTCTAACGGAACGTGGTTTGCAATTCTGGACATTCCAGGAGTTGAGAAAATCATTCCCACCGCCAAAACCAATGACCCAATTAACGCCTCTCCGTCTGTTGCAAAGCAACTTGCAAAAATCATTGAGGGCTGGACGCCACCTGACAACTGGTACAGCGGTATCGGGCCAGAGAAAGGGAAAAAGTATTTCCTCGAATTTCTTCGCAACTGCAATGGTTTTAGGACGAGATAATCATGACAATTCAAACATTCAAAGGCATACAGAATCAGGAATTGGTTCTTAAGTCGGAATATGACGCAGTAGCAGCAGAACGCGACAATTTGGCGGCTGAGTGTGCTTATTTACTGCCAAAAGCAGCAAGCGAATTCTCTAATGCATGGGTGTTGCACAAATATCTGATAGGGATTCAGGCCGCGATTATGCATCTTGATTCGGGACGCATATCGGTAGCTCTGGATTGGTTGAATGGCACTATTTCAGGCCCAGGATTTGAATTCCCAGAAGATACGGAAGTTGGTGACGATATAGATGCTTGGGCAAATCATCAGATGGGACACAGTATTAGTCATCCGGAAGCACTTAAAATCATCAAAACCGAAACCCCAGCCACTGATGCCGCTATCGCTGAGTTTAAGGCGCAAGGCATTGAGTTGCTGGCTGATAATTTAGCAACGCCTAACCCAGAATTG